ATTATCGACACCACCAGCATAAAGGGCATTAAGAATTATGGAATCTCTTTCATATTCATAGAAATCCCTCCTTAGCTGTTCATATTGTTCCTGTGTCAGGTCTTCCACCTTAATTGGTAGCATCTTCATTCCTTTCTGTTTCGGTTCCGAATGTCTTGGGTGTGATTTGTTCAAACCACTTCACATAAATGTTGAGACTTTTTTCTCTTTCGTCTGCCAAAGCCTGAAGATTATCCACCAAAATTTGAAGAGTATTTGATAGGCCTTCAAACGCATCAGACTTGTTTTGTAGTGCTTCGATATAATTCGCCTGAGACTTGATTACTTCATCCAGAATTTTGATCTGGGTCTTGTCGTTACTTTTACTAAAAAAACTCATTATACATCATCCTCTTTAAAAACACAATGATGAATATTATCCATCTTGGTCACGCTGTTGAACAAATAAAGTTCATCATATGCTCTTTCGGTGCCATCCGCCCTTGCTCGTGTTACCTTGACGGCAATGAAAGGAGCATGATTACCTTCCTTCCACCATTTCTTATCAATCAAACGCATTCGAACGATTGGATAATAAATATATTGGATGTCGGCGGGATTCCAAAACTCAATTCCCATCTTTCACCAAATCATGAAATTCATCTTCGGATTCGTCCTTCTGATCGAAGACGCGGTTAATCGCCTCGAATAGATAGGTACGATCCAGTTCGGTCCTATCGACCTTCTTCAGGATGGTGATAAGCTGGTGGAAGTAGGCTGCATCGACGCCAATCAACTGATCATAGAGAACTGCCATGTCATCCAGATCAAGCTTCGAAATATCCCACGCAATCTTCAGCATCTCGCCTGCGGTGATGGTCCAGCCACGGTTCAGGAACTTCTTGATGCGGAACATGGTGCAGATTGGATATAGAGACCCTACGTAGCGAAGTTCACGCGCGAGGATGGCTTCTAGCGCCTCATCGTTAAGAACCAGTCCAGAGGCCTCCGTAAACCAATTGGTGACATGCACGAAATCATAGTTCTCATGGATGACATCGGGACGACCGACGAAGCGGGTGATAATCTGTACGTCACCATGCAGAGAAATGGCATTGGAAGAAATCATCGCCACGGTGTAAGGCGTCTTGGACTTGAAAGACTCCTTATCCAGATAGGATTCGATATTCGTGCCATTGGTGGCCTCGAAATAATCATAATCCTTGAAATCTTCTTCTTCGGAACGGATAATGCCTGCCGACTTGATCATTACCTTGACGCCACCACGATTACTTTCCTCGGCGTAAATTCGGCTGACCTTATCAGACTTGGTGACCTTGCCAAGATAATAATTAACAAGATCGAGGGCAACGGCTGGCGTCTGAAAATACACGTCATAGTCGTTGGGCATGTCACCTAGCAGCATGGAGGCGATTGCGCCGCCCGTCACGATATAATCAGCCTTGACACGCTTCTGAAGCTTCTCGTCGTCAATCGACTTGATCCACTTATTCATCTTCCGTTCAATCGTCTCGACAATCGTCTTCCGCTTGAAACCACGTTTTACATTATCATTCATTTATTTTATATATCCTTCAGTTCAAGTGCCGTCTTTTTCATCTCTTCGATGAGGACTTCGGCACGTTTACCCCACCAGCGCCAACCGAACGAATGCGGCTGGCCGTCGATCATCACATCACAGAAGGCCTCAACGTTGGAATCTTTGTTTTCCTCGCCCTTGCCTGTGTAGAGATTATACGGTTCAGAAAATACGCCATGATAGGTGCGATTTATTTCACCACTATCATTAAAAAGATTGTTGAGGGCGATGGCAAGCCGATCAGTCTGTGAGAGGCTCTTGTCTTCCTTCACTTTCACACCAATGTTTATCAATCATCATTCCCTTTAAATTATTACCGTTGATCTGAACCGTGACCCATCGATTTATAAATTCTTCCTTTAAAAGCGCATCTCTAACGAATATTTCTTTCGTTTCTAAATATGACATCTCGGATTTAGAACCACAGAGATGCAATATCTCTCTTCTAAAGGAAATTTTTCCGATTGTCAATATCAATTCCTTCATTTCGTCGGAGGAACCATAATAATTTTGCCAGTCGGAGCCTGTGATTTTTTTTCGCTTTCGGGTCTTTCCCTTCAGGGGCGGAAGCCGCTTGGTGGAGTAAAAAATTTTCCTCCCAATATATTTACGGTTATCCACGAGGTTGGTGATCAGATAAACAAATCCAATCTTTCCCTCGGGGATATCCTCTTCTTCGAAAGGTTTACCGTCTAGCAGCCAAGGATCAGACATTCTTTAGATAGTTATCCTCGGCAATCAAGAAGTTCTTGACAAGCTTCGATCTAACGATGTCATCAATTCCAAACTCGATGATGTCGAAATCATTCGGCATGGTCTTGATAATTTCCATGAAGCTTACCACGTCATGCTTGTATTCTTTATCACGGCCTCGGAAGTCGGATTGGCGGAAGTCGCCTGAGAAGATAATCTTACAGTTGTCGCCTGTTCTGGTGATGATACTTCTTAGCTCATCCGCATCCATGTTCTGAATCTCATCGACCAGAATGATGGAGTTATTAAGGGTAATACCGCGTATGAAGGAAGTCGTCTTGAATTGAAGAAGTTCCCGATTTTTAAGCTGTTTGTAGGCGTCATGGACACCAAATAATTCGACAGCGATGCTCTCGTAAGGTGCCTCATATTCTTGAGCCTTCTCGACCACGCTACCCGGTAGGAATCCGACATCTCGGGTAGGCACGACACTTCGCACAATAATCAACTTTTCATATGGACTTGGATCATGTTGATCCATGATTTCTTCAAGTGCGAGATATATGGAGATGAAGGATTTTCCGGTTCCGGCCATGCCATGGAACAGCAGATTTTTGTCTTTATTGTAGGATTTGAAGGCTTTATTTTGGTTTATGGTTGCTGGTTTTATTTCTCGTATAATGAATGGCTTAGAAGGCTTTACCGCTTTAATTTTTACGATTGGGTCTTTCTTACTACGTACCGACAACAATGAAGTCCTTTCCTTAATTTCTGGCGACATTGTTATTTATACTTTCCCTTATTCCAAGGTATTTTACACTTCTATAGTGTATTATGGAATTTGAATCGTTGAGCGAGGATTTGCCTTCTTCATCGCCTTCAGACGGCTACGCCAAGCCTCGGAAACCTTGAGGCCTCCGATGCGATAGGCATAGTTAAGGGGTCGGAAGACTTGTTGAATATTCTTATCAAATTCAAGCAAGGCCACGAAGTCATCGTATGACATTGTTACATCATACTCTTCGTTCGTGGTCTTGTCAAGCAGCGTATAGTTGTTAGGCATTTATGTTCCTTACTTTTTTGATAATGTCATATACGTTCGAATAAATTTGTTGATCTAGACGGGCGTCTCTTATGTCATATGAGAACATCGTATCATAAGTTAAATTATATGTGTCTACACGTTCAAACAATCATCAGACCTTCAAGAATATCAACCTCAGTAGTAATATTTTTATCATTCACATCCTTTTGTTCAAATATATCAGAAATATTAAGAGACGTATTAAGTGTAAGACAACTGCCGGAATCCGACACGATTATATTTCCATCACTATTCAAATCAATGACATAATTAATTTTGCCATTACCGTCTTCACCGCCACAATATTTTTGACGATATTCGACAATTTTGTTATAGAGGTAGGTGTTCTTTTCAAGATTTATTTTAAACTTCCTATGGATTGAGAAACATTACGAGTTTGTATAGATTGGTGTAGATTACTTCTTTAATCTTCCGGGATTCCACTTTCCAGCTTCTTCCTTCGATACCAAAAAATTTTTCACGCCGTCATTAACCACAACCTTTCCCTTATTTGTATTTGTTCCAATTACAGGGCCAGCGTCGTCGCCGGGCTCGAATACCGGCGCTGCGGCAGGCTTGAAACGCTTGGAGTAAAGGGCCTGTAGAGCCTCGTCAGTAAGTTCATCGGTACCTGTGATGATAGCCTTAACATCTTCGGCCACAGGGGCCTTCACAGGGTCAGGGAGAATGCCGGGATAGGCTTCCTGAAATAGTTCATAGTCAATTCCGGGATAGGGAAGATACTTGTCCTTGACGGCAAGAAGAAGTTCGGCATCATCTGGATGAACAGATTCAAGAAGCTGTTTAAAAAGATTCTCGCGCTTGCGCTGGTCAAGGTTATCAACTCCACCCTTACAGAAGATGTAAAGCTTACGATATTCACGATACAGCTTCGAATCCAAGTCTCCATCACGGCTGGCCGGTTTGTAGTCGATTCGACCCTTGGGGAGCAGCCATTCGACGCCGGGATGAAGAGCACCCTGCACGATGAAACGTAAGGGCTCGTTGAATACCGTGCGGAGATAAAGAATCTGGTCGGCTCGTGTGTGGGTCTTCTTGATGTCGGATGCTGTCTTCAGCAATAGCGAGATGGCGGTAGGCTGGCTCAAAATATTCTCCTTAAAAGTTCTGGATGTCTGGTAATAGTTCTGATAAATTATGCTCCATGAAATAATTCATCAGGTTTTTCTTGGGTTTATCTTTTTGGACAAAATAGGTCTCTACGATCTTCTTTTGCAACTCCATCGGAGTCTTGCTCAGATCAATCAATTGTCTATTCAGATCAAATCTTTCCTTCAATTCGTCAGGCACCCTTTTATCTTCCCACCACAGGTCGATCTTTTTCTTATGCGCTGGCTTCTGTCTTATATTTAATGCGACAGAATTGATGGGCGAGAAGATATTGGGGATTGAGTCACCAGAATCGCCTTTAATTATGTGTTCGAAGAGATATTTGTTCGGATCATCCGTTTCTAGGAACTTTTTATCCACCGAACTGTACTGCTTGACGTTCTTATACCGCTGAAGTTGCATGAAATCATGGTCACGCGAGACGATCATGACGGGCTCTTCGAGAAAAACAAGCCTTACCAAGGTGGCGATGATATCATCCGACTCCGCGCCTTCCACTTCGATCAGCGGATAAGAAAAGTTTTCATTAATTTCTTCCTTGATCTTCCGCATGTACTTATACACGTCAGACCAGTTGATCAGGGACTCTTCGCGGGTCTTCTTCCTTCCGATCTTGTAGTAAGGAAATAAATCCTTGCGCCAATAAGTGTGAGAGTCGCAGGAAATAATCACGTTCCCATAGTCACGATGCTTACGCTTAACGGCCTGAATTGACTTCAGGACCATGTGGCGGATCAGGTCTTCGTTTAGCTCCACCGTATCGTTCATAAAAAGATACTGCATGACGGCGGCTACCATCGTGCCAGAGAAGTCAAGAAGGATCATTCTATTCCACCAATTCCTTCGGCTCCCTGTTCAAGGGCATTTATTGTTGCCTTATCCAACATTAGATCAACTAATGTATCACCATTTTCCTCTTCTCTGGTCAGTTCATAATAAAGACTCTTTGCAAATTCCTTTTCATCTTCAATGAAATATTTATGATTTTCAAATCCACATTCATTATTGAAGGCTACAGCAGCAGCAAATTTCAAAGCACTTATAGGAATTGTTATAAAAATATTTTCATCTGTCAGGATAACTTGTGCATTCATAGATAAAATTCCCCATAGGCTCCACCATATACAGCGTCGTCGTCTGCGGCTTGCTCTGCCGCTAGTAATTCTAATTTCGACGCCTTACGGATCATCATTTCGTTGTATTCTCCGACAAAATCATGTACCCAACTCTCAAGTTCGTAATAAGTATTTTCATCACTCTCCAGACGCCGGATAATGTTAGGGATCAAATCCTTAATATTTGGAGGGCGATTAGATAGAATTTCTAAAATCTCGGCACCCTTGTCGTTCGAATGAAACCGCAACTTAAGAGACATAATACACCTTTAGGTTTTATAGTTGAAAACGGCCTCTTCCTTCTCCATCTCGCGGGGAAGGCCGACCATCTGGGTCAGTAGATTATTCCACTGAATTTTACGGAAGTTCCAGTTATGGATTTGATCTACATAGGACTTCTGATTTTGAAGCTTCGCACCGATGTTGTAACCATCGGTATAATTTGAAATGGCGATATCAAGCATCGACTTAAAGGACAGACTGTGCTTGTTGATATCTTCTTGAAATTGGTAGGAATAGGTCCAATTTGCGGAGGTTTCATAAAGAGCCCCGAGGTTCGAATGAACACACGTCAACCCTGCCGACATCGCCTCGATCAGACACAAACAAGAAGTTTCCTGCCATGTAGAAGGATATGCGAAGATGTGAGACTTGGCAAGGGCTTCTCTCACAATATCATTAGATTGAGACCCATGATAATTAATCTTGGGATGTTGGCGGCAGAAGTCGAACAGCGCCTCGTATTCCTTATCCCGCTCTGACCATCCATAAAGGTCGAACGACGAGAACACGTCTAGCTCTAGATTAGGATACTTCTCCAAGAGGCTAGGGAAGACTGTGGCGAGAATGTTCAGACCACGATGGGGAGTGGGCGTGTAGATCAGCCGAACCGTGTCGGTGGGCTTGTTAACGTCCACGCCTTCAATCGGAAGAATCGAATTCTCGATGACGATGCACTTCGACCATGGAATGTTATATTCCTTGATGAAGGATTGCATCTGCCAGTTTGAAACAAACACCAGAAGGTGGAACTTTTTCCATCCAGAATATTTCAGATAATCCAGCGACGGATCACCGGCAAGGTCGTGGATGTAGGCAATTCTAATTTTTGTTTCGTCCAGAGACTCGGTGAGTCTCGTCGGAATAATTTGAAAATTACTCATCAAATCTTCGGGTACGGCTTCCTTCAGACGATTCATCAAAAGTTCCGTCCCTCCAAGAGGAATTTTATTTTTAGTTAACATTTTTCTCCTTAAGCTGATTCTAAGTTGGGTGCCGTCTCGATATGCACGATAGATTT